TTACCCTACAAGCAAGAAGATATAGACATTGAGATAAGAGATTTGGTAAATGCCCTAAACATTGGAGGAGTGCCCACTGTTGGGTGTTGCTCAGGGCACTGTAAAGAGCGGGGTTATATTTTATTAAATGATGGGAGAACTCTAATAATCTTGCCACCACCAATTCCCAAAGAAAGTAAAGAACGTGAGCTTGAGTTCAACCAAAAGATAAAGATACCAAGCGTGATAAAATGTTAAACCAACTTGCTGTTATAAATTACAGGTTAGATAATCCACGCCAGACTCTGCAGCAGATGAGCAGAGAGTTTAATGTCAGTCGGGAGTGGATTAGACAAATTCTCAAAGCGCACCATCGACCAACCAGGCACATCAGTCAAGCTCAATTAGATAGAATATGTCCTGTTTGTGGTGGGGTGAAAGAAGAAGGGTCTAGGATTTGTATGAAGTGTTGGAACAAGTCAACACACCGAGACTATACGTGTGCGGATTGTGGCAAAAAGTTTAAGAGACTTATCAGTGCTGCTAAACGAAACAAACATCACTTCTGTAATAATAAGTGTCAAGGGCATTGGCTAGGAATAAACTTTGGAAAGAAATACCGCAAGAAAGGAGCGAGAGATGACTAAACAAGCGGAGATAAGGGAACATCTAATTGAACTATTTGAGCAGACACCATCTGATGAGGTAGCCGACAATCTAGCCGATGCAGTATTATGGGTGCTCAACGAGGATGGTGTAGTGATAAAGACAGGGGATAGTAGGCGTGGGACTTTGGAAGTAGAGCCATTGATAGAGGAGTTGAAAAGTTGAGTGAGCATACTGGATTCCACGCATATAAAGACGGCGAGAGATTCAACCCAGAGTGCCCTGCTTGCTTGGCAGAAGTGACACAAACTAGACAAGCAAAGCTAAGAAAAGGAATAGCAACTATATTGGAGAGTGCTGGTGCTAGTAAGGAATGGACTCTTAATATCCTAGAGTATCTTCAATCTCAAGGTGTAGTGATTATGGATAATAGAGACCCCGCTGATTGTGAAAGTTGTCCAGTTGCAGTGGTTTGTGGCTATGTAGCAGTAATACCTCTTATTGAGAGTGATAGCAAGGGCATAGATGGGAAGCCATATATTGTAGGAGCATCGGGTGAAGGTTCAGCAGTAACACCTTTAATAAAGGATGATTAAATGACTAGAGCATACTGGATTCCACGAATACAAAGATGGCGAGAGATTCAACCCAGAGTGCCCTGCTTGTCTAGCCGAAAAGAGGGATATACTCTAGTGGTTATTTGTGTTATGGCTTCAACTGCTCAAGGGAGCTATTGAGAAATTATGACAATTTGGTCATTGTGGGAAAGTTTATCAGACAAGGCCCTGGTGGAGCTGTCGGTGTATCAATGGAAGAATTACGGCACTAAGCTGGATATTATCACAGGGACGCCAAAGAACGAGAATATCTTCGTCGAGCCACTTTCAGAAATAGATAAAATAATGCGTCAACCCCCTAGTCGCTCCAGAGGAAAGAATGGATAGAGAGTGGTATTCACCTGGAGAAATCAGATTCAAAGTGCGTGAGACCATTTGGCTCCTGCAGAACCTACCACTTCTTGAGGAAGGGCATTGGCCACCAGAGGCAACCAATTACATAGATATTGGGGGTGGCCGTAGCAATAAAGCTCCATTCATAACAGCAGCAGAGTATTTCGTGGAGATAACATCCCGCCTTGAGAGGTGTGGCATTGATGGGCTGACCCTACTGGCTATGGAATGTTGGGGGATGAGTGCTGAATCACTGGCTAAGTACTTTAAGATTCCAGAGTGGTCGGTCAACAAGAGGCGAAAGACAGCTCTCAGCTATGTGTCATCGGGTCCCGCCAGGAGATGGATGACCACTAAAAAAAGAAAAGGGGAAACATATCAAGAATTCAAGAAGAGAAAGAGAAATTAAGGAGGTAAGTATGAAACTGGATGAATCAGACCTGGTAAAAATACGAACAGCCCTAGAGAAGCCTAATCTCAATGAGGCGCTTGAAGCTATGGAGGGAGTAATTGATACCCTTTGGAACGAGGAGCGGGAGCGGATATGTCAAGAGTTAGAACGGCATACTTGGGTAGATACCTATCATACTATCGGGGGTATAACTAGCTTCGTCAGGAGGACTAAATGATTTGTGCTGAATGTCGGGGTAAGCTTTATGGCATAGCTCAGGTAGTCGGTAAAAGAGAAAAGAGCCGAAAGGTCGTGTGCCTGAAATGCGGTCAGAAGCACGGAATACCAATTCTTAGAGGAGAGAAATGAATAACATACCAGTCCAGTATATAGACGCAATCTGCCCTGAGTGTGGCGGCCGGTTCAAATATGTCAAGAATGGCTACCGTCCGACGACCTGCCCGAATAGAGAGTGCGTTAAACAATATCTACACCCTGAATTAAGAAGGAGGGATTATGAACATACAGAGGCAACTACCAATTCATAAAGTGGGCGGATGGCACAGTGGTATTGCGGTATCGGTTTGCGGTTTGGTTTGGGCAAACTCAGGTGATGTCAAAGAGACAACTGAAGAAGTTACTTGCAAGACGTGCTTAAAAAGAGAGAAGGGCAACGAAGTAAACGACTGGAGTTAAAAAGGAGGAAGTATGATTGACACTATCGGGCAATGGTATATTACCAATATCCTACTAAATGTCACGCTTATTGGATGGGGTATCGTAATCACCGCAGCGATAATTGTAGCCTATTTTATCGTATTGATTCTTGTCGAATTAAGGAGGAAGTGATGCCATTAAATGGGACGGTTTATACATACGGCTACAACCACCAGAGGAAGGAAGTCTTTTTCAGGATACAAATCGGAACATCGCCGGTGATGGAATTTGCGATAGGGGCAGAGGCGTTTATCTATGACCTTGATTTTATCAGGAAAGACACGAAGCTGTCGCACTTCATCAGCGAAGTCAGGAAGAGGAAGGAATTGCCCACTGATTTTGACTTCGGCTCTGAGGCTGAGATAAAATTTGATGCCGATGAGTGGGGCAAAAAGATGAGGGAATGAAGAAATTCCCCACGAGTGAATAACCCAACTAGGCACAAACAGAAAACAGCTATGAAAAAGAGGTGGAAGCCCCTTTTTAGACACCCCTTGACAAAATTAAGAACTGTGGTATAAGCTATACTTAGGCGAAGCGTATGAGAGAAGCTCACGTAAACAGCGTGGGCTTTTTCTATTTTAGAGGTATCAGTTTTGAATGGAAAGAATGTTAACACAAAAACAAGAGAGATTTGTTCGCAACTTGGTAGAGGGTAAGACACAGAGAGAGGCTTGGATTCAGGCTGGCTATTCCTCTAACTACTCAATGGCCCTTGTGGATTCGCACGCTTGTAACTTGGCAAACTCAGGCAAGGTGAAGGCAAGGTATAACGAGTTACAGAAACTGGCAGACGATGCCACCATAGCTACAGCCAAAGAACGCAAGCAGATACTCACCCAAATAGCCAGGGGGAACCTACTAGACTATCAAGAACTAGGGGCTGATGGTGGCTACCTGAACATAGGCAAGGAATCACCCAACACCAGGGCAATCTCAGAGATAACCTCCAGGACTGAGTATAGCAAGGAAGGTGACGGGACTGCGGTGGTAACTAAGGTCAAGCTACACAACCCGACTCAGGCAATAGACTTATTAAATAAGATGGAAAAGATATACGAGGACGCAGGGCAAGAGAGAAACATCAATATAGTATTCGTGATAGGGCAAGGATATCAAAGAGATGCCATTGAGTAAAGCAAGGATGAGGGAGCGTAAGAGACAAGATAGGCTTGTCAAACCTGTTGTCAAATCTGACGCACTACAATCCAAATCTACGCCCTTCAAAATAGAAGGCAATACTAATCCACCTACTAAGAATGAGGTAAGACTGGTCTGGGAGCCAGTCAACAGGTCGCAAGCTGAGTTCGTAGCGTCTGAGTCGCCTCGGTCTTTATTCTCTGGAGCTTTTGGAGCTGGGAAGAGTATAGCTCTCTGTGCTAAGGGATTGAAACTATCCTTAGACTATCCTAATAACTTCGGGTTCATCTGTCGGAAGACGAGGGCTAGCCTTGAATTAAGCACCTTGTTGACATTTCAACAGAAGGTCTGTCCCCGTGAACTCATAGCTAGCCACGATAAGGCGAAGGGGATAATCACACTGACCAATGGCTCACAAATCCTTTTTGGTGGGTTGGATGACCCGTTGAAACTCGGTTCACTAGGGCCTGGTGGTATTGGATGGTGCGGGATAGATGAGGCCATAGAGACGGTAGAAGATGACTGGAATATGTTAGAGGGGCGGTTAAGGATTCCCGGTGTCCCTCATCAGATATTTGCGTCAACTAATCCAGGGCCACCGACACATTATCTTTACAGGAAGTTCTTTCAAGAGCATAGAGGAGATGTTTATCAAGCCAGCAGTTATGACAACCCGGCATTGCCAGAGGACTACAAGCAACGTCTGGCAGAGTTTGAGGGTGTCTACAAAGATAGGTATGTTCTTGGATTGTGGAAAGGACTTGAAGGATTAGTCTACAGTGCCTTTGATGAGAAGGTATGCCTGATACCGAGGTTTGAGATAGACAAGAGCTGGCCCATCTATGTGGGGCACGACTTCGGGAGGGTTAATGCTGCTGCCGTACTCTTTGCGGGTAATCCTGGAACCGGAGATTTCTTTGGATTTGCTGAGTATTGGCCTGGTTCTGAAATGAGTATCCACGACCATGTGCTAGCCTTGAAGACAATCACTGAAGGACGGAATGTATTAAAGCGAGTAGGCGGGAATCATCAAGAGACTGGGGAGAGGCAGGCATATACCTCAGAGGGTTGGCCGATTAGCGAACCGAAGCATAGTTTAAACAAGGCGTTACAGATTAAACTTGTTCAAGGGATGCACCGGTTAAACAAGATTTATATATTCAATGACCTTTCTAATTATGTTAGAGAGAAGTTTTCCTTTGTATTCAAGGGGGAGACAATAGACCAAGAGGCTAAGTTTCATTTAATGGCAGCGGAGAGGGGTCTACTGTCTGACTTCACACCAGAGACAGTACAGAGTGGACAAGCAGGGAAGGCTGTAAGCAACCACTAGGAGTAAAAATGGATGATACTTGGACCATCATTGAAAACAGAATAAGGGCGATGAAGGAGCTGAATGACCGGCAAGACAGGACTGCAAAGCTCTTACACTGGGATGATAACCCTTATAAGTTAGTGAAGCCTGATGGCAAGACGGAATTAAGGGATGCGATTAGCATAACACCGAACCTGCCAAAAGTGTTTGCTCATGGTGTTATCGCCGACTTCCTGGGGGGGAAGTGGCAGACAGTGGTAGAGGGTGATGTATCAGGACGGCAGTCTCACTTAATCGAATCCTTTGTTGAGGATAACCTGGCCCAGGCAGACGAAGGGTTACTAACTAAATATGGTATCCCGTCATTACACGGATGGTTGAGTAATCACGTTTGTATTCGGTATGCGATTGGAGCCAGATGGGTTGCTCAGGTTAAAGATGGTGAATATAAGATTGACTGTCAGCCGGTAGATATGAGGTGGACACCGTTTGTATTGGGTAAATGGGTAGCACCGATAACATTTGTTGGGAAGGATGATTTAGAGCAGGATTTAGAGAAGTATGAGAAAACGGCAAAAGACTCTGGAGTAGAATACACTAAGCCTTCACTCAATCTGACTGATAATGAAGTCAGGGATTATTGGGGCACAGAGAAGCACGAGCTATGGGTTGGGGGGAAGTTAGTTTTCACTGAGAGAAACAGCTTAGGTTATCCCCCCTTCCCGATTGTGGTGCCGGCTACAGGGTTTATGTTGAGAGACAAGGGGTACCTGAAGTATGAAGGGGAGGACATATTATTCCTTAACGCTGGGCTTTATACTGAGTTAGCAAGGTCGATATCATTAGAGCAGACATCGGGCTATGCTGGGTTATACCCGGCGTATGAACAGGAGAGAGAGAACTTTGATAATAGGCCTGCTGAACCAGTGCCACAAATAGATGAGACACT